TCGGTGGTAAAGATCCAGGTATTTATCTGTATCACTTCTGTCCTGCCCGTGGTGGGCCAGAACATAAAGAGCAATCGCTGTCACTACTCTCGAGTCCGTATTTTCTGCATCAGTTGAGTCGGGGAGAAGTTTATTTTGAACTCCTCCTCCTCTCATATCGGCGATACAGTCCTCGATCAGTGGGATGATTTCCGCATTATCATAAGCGGTAATAGATTCCGGAATCCCGCAGCGCATTTTTACCAGATTGAGCAATGTCATAAGTTACGCCTCCTGTGCCAGAATCTCCGCTATGATGTCAGCCTTTTTCGTCTTCGTTATTGTCCAGCCTCTTTCCGCCGCCACATCCCTGATCTGGCTGATCGTCAGGGCGGATAATTCCGACTCTGAAAGCTTTCCGTCAGAGTCGGTGTCAGCTTCGGCGGCGGTTATCATTCCCCCGTGACAGAGATATATCCGTTTACGATGGCCTTGTCGTCCAGGACTTCGCAGTCCAGCCGGTCAATAGCCCGAAGCAGGGTCATATCCTGTTCGAATGCATTGAAGTCTGTGACAGATGCCTCATAAGAGACAGTAATGCTCATCTTCTGGCGGTCAAAGATCTTCGCATAATCCGCAAGGGATCCGATTTTAAACGGAATCTTCTTTGCGGTATCCGCTGCTGTGCTGGCAAGGACCTCATTTGGAACAACCACAACCGGAATATTGTTGGTTCCGATCGCGAGCACGTTCTTGATCGGATCCGCTGCATTTACATTTGCAGAAAGCAGATATCTTCCGGAGCTGTCCTTCAGGGTGTCGAGATACTGAAGTCCGTCATCGTTTGTGACGATTTTAATCAGCCCGTAGAACTTGGAACCAAGTGTTACATTTACAGCTTTCTTGATTCCGTCGAGGTTCTTCAGATCGACCTCTGTTGCTTTTGTGATTGCTGCAAGCACAAGGGAGTTTCTGGTTGCAAGGTCTTCGTCAGCAAGCCACTGTGTCAGCGTAGATGTGATCGCCTGGTCAGAATCAGAAAGAAGCTCGTTTGTTACCGGAAGATATCCCGCATATTTGGAAATGTTGTAGTCCACCACGCTGAACTGCGGACCGTCTTTCTTTCCGATCTTCCCGCCTTCGCCTATCTTTGTGAAACCGGTGTGCTGCGCACGAGTCCTATAGGTCCTGCGGCCGGAAGATGTGGTGACGTTTTCCGTAGATACCAGGGACGCAAGAGAGAACTGTGCCTCGCGAAGGGTGTTAACCTGCGTCTGAATGTCCTGAGGCACGGTGTAACCGCCATCCGCTCCAGTCCCTTCATTGTTGTAGTTGCGGAATCCGTGGCGCGCGGCGTCGGCGAAATCCTTGACCGGATCTTTTGCGCCGGCGCAATTCGCTCCCGGAACCGGTGTTGCGTGGTTCTCGATATCCTCCGCAGGTTCAATATCCTTCAGAAGATCCATCTTCTCCTGCATTGCTTTCAGCTCCTCTTTTGCCTTCTTTGCCTCTTCAAGCTTTCCGGCATTCGCGAGGTTCTTTACCTCCACTTTCTTTGTCTCGATGCTGTTCAGCAGTTCAAGAAGTTCTTTTTTGTTCATTTCATTACCTCCATGTTAAAAATATGTGATCAGATGCCGAACGCATCAAGATCGCTGATTAGTTCGTTGAGTTCCGCCTTTTGGGCTTCCTCGCTCTCTTTTTTGGCTTTCTCTTCTAAAACCTTTTTGCGGATTTCTTCGGTCAGTCGGATGCCGCCCACTGCATTAATCATCATTCCGGTAGGCTCTGAAGTCCCCGAAATCTCATCAATGAAGCCAAGCTTGACACACTGGTTCGCGGTAAGCCATGTCTCGTTATCCATTGCTTTCAGGATTTCTTCATGGGTTTTTCCGGTTTTTTCTTCGTAAGCCGCTGCCAGGGCGCTGTTGAAGGCTTTCAGTACATCGGACATTTTTTTCATGTCTCGATAATCGCCCTGTTCAGCCCCCTGCACATTGTGAATCATCAGCATGCCAACCGGAGAAATGTCCGAATGGCCCGCCATCGCAATAATTGACGCCGCAGAGCACGCCTGCCCTTCAATGTGGATCCGCGTCCGCGCATCATTTCTCAGCATGGAATAAATCTCTTGTCCGGCGCTCACAAAGCCTCCGGGGCTGTTGATGTAAACATCGATGGTCTCGTCTGGTTTCGCAGACTCAATCGCGTCCCTGACCGCTTTCGGACATACGTAATCCCATCCTATCCAATCATAAATCCATGCATCATCATTTGTGATGATGTCGCCCTTTATATCAATCCTCGCCATTGTCTCCCTCCTTTCCATATTGTTTTCCAACTTGTGTGATCGGAATATAGTTGCCGTTGCACATCAGGATGTCTCCTCCTTCTTTGTCCGGCAACTGCAGCATTCTTCTGCCCTCGTTCGGTGTGTAAATGCCATTGTTCACGTATCCGGTAACAATTTCTTCCTGTGTTTTTGCATCTGTGCGCAGGAGAGCGTTTGTATTCATGGTATAAAAATAGCCTGCTTCCTGTTCTTTCGGGAGCAGACATTTATAATTGATCTCTTCCTCATACATTTTCACGCGTGGAAGCATTGTATTCACAAGAAACGAAATGTTCTGTGATTCCGAATTGCTGTATGATGCCTTCTCATAGTCGTTCAGGAACGTCGGAGATATTCCGAATGCAGCAGCAATCTGCAAGGCGCTGTATTTCTTCAGTTCGTAGAACTGCGAATCCACAAAACTGTTGTTCAGCTTTTCGAGCTTCAGCCCTCGCGGGACTGGCACAACCTTTCCGGCATTCTGCGGAGTTATGAGGCGGTTGGCGAACTTTTCCTGCAATTTATTTATCCTGTCATCGTCCAGCTCATCCGTGTAGTACATCACCATCGATGCCGTCATACCATGTTCGTAATTATTCGTAATAACCTGCTGTGACAGACTCAGAGAACGAATGGTGTCACTCAGGATTACTTTTACAGGTTCTCCTGTCAGTCCTCCATCCCTGGAATACCACGTCTTAAAGTGCAGCACTTCCGATGAATCGAACAGAAAGGTCTCTCCCGTCTGCGGATTGGTGTACTGGTAATGGATCTGGTTCTTCTTCCCGAAGATCCCGGCATTGTCATACCAGATCGTTATATCCTGCGGATGCATGATCCACAGTCCTCTCCAGTGCCATCGATACGGTTTTTGTACTTCTCCCGTTTTTGTAATGTCCGACTGCACCCAAGCAAAGGCGTTCCCGTATTCCTGGCATAGCATCTCCATTGTTTGCCAGAAAGTGGATGGTGTCATATATGGATTCGGCCTTGTTGTAAGGAGCGCAGTCATTTCCGTAGGATCTGCTCTGATCCTCCCGCTTGCGGTGTCCTGATAATATTTCCAGGGGAGTTTTCCCATCGTCTCTGACAGCAGTTTGATACAGGTGTAATATGTAGCCTCTTGAATAGCCGGAGTATTCTTTGGATCAATCCCCAACCATTCGAGGAGCCTTGAATCATTAAGCGCTGCTGCCAGATTCCGCAATCTTCTTTTTTTGAAAAAATCAAATATTCCCATTTACCAATCCTCAGCAAGAAACCTGTCTATTCCGTCAAGAATGTCCTGTTTCTTTGTTTGTTCTGTCTGCCAATACATGGCGAGCTTAAAAGCACAAAGGACCGCATCAACAGGGTCGATCCTCTGCCGGCTTGCGTCCTTATCGATCTTTATCATTCCGTTTGCCGTCCGCGTAACAGCATTCGAGATGCAGAAATTCAGCAGCGCATCCGGAAGATAAATGACCTTCCCGGAATACACAGCTTCGCGGAATCCAAGCGTTGCGTCGTTCAGGCTTTTTTGCGACTGATACACCTCTTTCATGTCATACCCTTCCGCCGCCATATCCATAGCGAACTTTGAGGCTCCGGAAGGATCGTAACAAACAGATACAACATTCCACATGTTTTCCTTTGCGGCTGTTTTGATGTACTCCATAACCGCGGACTGATCAACGATCGGCGTGTCCGTAACTGTAATCAGGCCGGCCCGCTCCGCTGCATCGTACGGGAAATGGTCCACAGCTATATGTTCCATAAGCTTATCCCTGTTTGGAATAAAGCTGTGTTCGGATACAATATAGTTCACGTCTTCCCCGTTTCTGTATGGGAAAACCCATGCTACGGAGGTTAGGTCGATTTTTTTTGACAGGTCCACTCCGCAATATACATCCATCCCCCTCAAATCGATCGGCAGCCTTTTCACTTCGCACGCCTTCCATTTCTCCATATCCATGTAGCCGTTTTTCTTTGCCTGGACCCACACATCCCCCATTTTTGTGAGCCATGCGGTCATCTTTTCCGGGATCTGACAGGCAAGCTCATATTCCTGCCGGATCTTCTTTCGGCCTTCCGGATATGTCATCCGGATCGGATTCGCTTTTATCCACGTCTCCTCTGGAATATGGCTCGGATCTGCGTAGTCTTCCGGGTCAAGCTCCATGATGTCTATCAGATATTCGTCATTCCATACATCAACATTCGGATTGAGTACATTTGAGCAGTATGTGTATTCCTGCTGATAGCATGGGACGTTCAGGTCTTTCCCAGCGGTAGTAATGATCATTAGCAGAGATTCTTTTGTGTTGGATCCCAATGCCAGGTCGTAAAAATCAGTGCTCTGGTGCTGATGGTATTCGTCCAGGATGTACACGGCTCCGTTTGTTCCGTCTCCGCTTTTTCCATCGTCCTTTGACAGCGGTTTCAAAAACGACCCCGATTTGATATGCACAATCTCATTTCGGTTGAATTTGAATTTTGTTTGAAGGATGGAGCCTCGAGACATCAGTCCGCATTCGTCAAATACAATCTTTGACTGATCCCGTTTCACTCCGGCGGTGTACTCTTCGTACACCTCTCCATGTCTGGTACTTTCGACAGCCAATTCGTACAGAGCAATACCACCAAGCGTCTGCGATTTTGCGTTCTTCCTGCCAACCTCTTCAAACATTTTTGTAAACCGTTTTCCTCCGGTCTTTTTGTTTCTCCATCCGTACAGTTGACAGACCATAAACTTCTGCCATGTTGTCAGGATGATCGGGGTGCCGGCAAGCACTCCCTTGCTGTGCTTAAACAGGGCGAACCAGTCTACAATTTCCTTTGCCTTCTGCTCATTCCACTCATAGGGATATTCTTGATTTTCTGTCTTTTCAAGGTCATTCAATAGCCGTTGACAGGCATATCTGTGTTTCGTGCACGAAACTATTGTTCCGTCAATGCAGTCCTCTGCATATTGTGTAATTTCGTCTAATATGGTCACATGGCATTCCTCAGATCGCGCCGAACTCGGACTGAATCCGATCTTCTGTCTTGTTGGTTTTCTCCGCTGCCGCTTTCAGCCGGCTAGAGATGGACATTCCGCACATATCGGCAAACCGCCGAAGTTCCTGTGCGTACTTGATCTGCAAATTTGATGCAGTCCCAATCACTTTCAACTCGTCGTCGCTCAACGGTCGTTCCAGCGTTCGGATCCGCTTGATCTCCTCCGTATAGTACCGATACTGTGCGTAGGCATTGCAGTATCCTGCAATATTTGCAAGGTCCAGATTTCCGACAACTCCGATTTCTTTTAACTGCGGAACCACACGTCTCCACTCTTTTCTGGCTTCTTTATCTACAAGCCAGACAGGCGGGCGCTCGATTTCGTCCGACTCTGTCTGGACCGCTTCCTGCTCCATCTGCAGCTGAATGATTTTCTCGCGGGTAATATGCCCTTTTTGCGAGGATAATGGTTTCCTTGCCTTCCCTTTCATCGGCGCTCACCTCCTTCCGGAAAGAGTTCCATTTGGATTTTTGCGTAAGCTTGAGAGGAACGTGCGGTTTTTGGGAATTATCTGAAAACTTTTTCAATACCCCCTTCCGGTATCAATCTTCTGTTTCCTTCCGATATCTTCTCAGCATTTCCGTCAATCTTCGCTCCATCTCATGCTTGCCAAGCCTCTTATATTCGTCTTCAATCCGTCCGTGCGTCGGCCCGGCGACGCTTATAAGATTGTTCTTGTCTAGTCGTTTGCTCCAATCATCGCGGAGAGGAATGATATGATGCACCGTGTCGGCTGGCACAATCGTTCCGTCTGTCATATACCGATACACATCAATACCCTGATCCAGATTAAGTACAGCCTCCCGTGTACACTTCCACTCTCTCGATTGGTAGAAGTCTGTCGCCTCTCTATTCCGCCGATGGGTGTCGTAGTCCTTGTGTCTCTCCCTGTTGCGTTTCTTCATCACCGCTGCCCTGCAGCTGCATGTCTGATCAACCGGAATCCACTTGCCGCAAAAGCTACACTGCTTTGTAATCATCGCCATTCTCTCCCGCTGCTCTTGTCCTTCAGACAGATCCGCCCGACAATCTCAAACCCGGCAAGGCCTGCAATATCCCGAAGCAGGTAGATAACCTTCATCACCGGTTCCGGTGTTCGGTCTGCATGCTTCACTGCCTCATCAGCTGTCGGATCCCTATACCGTTCTCCGTTCATCTTTTCGCCCTCAACGATCACCAGACTGTACCACCGCAATACTAAACAGCATTCCACCCGCCCCGATCAGCAGCCCGATAATAAAACCAACCATTCGTTCGTCCTCACTTTTGCGCATGAAAAAGGACAGCCCGAAGACTGCCCATCTTTGTTACTCCTTGTTCTGTTCAATAAATTCCCGCATGAACTTCGTTATCTCAGCTGACTGGCTTGTTCCCGCTTTCTTACATGCTTTTGCAAATTCATCGCATAATTCTTTCCTAAGCTTGTAAGACTTTGAAACAAGTCCAACCTTCTGCTGATATCTCTGTGAAGCCCTTGTCTGCGCTGTCGGTTCTCCTTGTGGCATGATTATCGCCTCCTCGCTGACCTTACAATCTGTAAGACAATATCCACGCCGAATAGTGTGAGTATCAGATAGTCGGACCATGTCATATTGTTAATGTCGATAACCCGGGAAACCAAAAGTGCAAGCAATACAGTTGTTACAATGTTTATACCTTTTTCCATTTCGTTTAAGATATGGTATACTGAAACCACCGAGGGCTTTCGCCCCCGATGTAAAGCGCTTATTTTAATCATCTATGTCTTTGAGGATTTTGAGGATTTCCAAGACCAGGTAGATTATTGTAAGCGCTTTTATTATTTCGTCCATATCTTTTACCTCCCTTCCTTTGAACTGATTATATTGTAGCGTATGGTACACCATATATCAAGCATTATCAGAAAGAAGTTCAGTATTTATTAAGCGGGGCGTCAAATTAAGAAAAGAATCATATGGGTTCATTTATGTGTTCGGAGGAACAATAGTTTTGGCCATGCGCGACGCCCCGCGGCACCCCGGAAAAAGCGCCGTCATCACTCTTTCCAGACTACCATGCTATAAAGATAACATATTGACTTGTCCCCTGAGTCCCACACTTTACGTTTTTACCTTGATTTTTTTTGAAAGAAGATAGTAAAACTTGTGCCGACGATCATAATAATAATTTCTGCTGCACGGAATCATCATTACATTTTTCAAATAATTGTAAGTGATTCCCTCGTTTGTGGCAGCCTTTAAGATATACATCCAGATGTACGGATCCGCTGCCTTCGCCGTCTCCTCGACGGCATTAATATTTTCCTTCAGCTCCGCAAGCTCAATCGCTGTATTTTCAACCTCGTCCGGATTCGGGCTTGTCTGCACCCGATCAGTGTCATACGTGATTGCTTTTGATGTATCGGCAATGGCGTTGTATCTATCGACCCATTTGTTGTATTGCAAAGCAAAGTGAAGAGCCATATAAAATTCATGATTCTCCAGCTTATACTCTCCGCGTTTCCATCCGGCTCTTGCTTTTGGCATCTTTCTCCCCCAAATTATGTGCCTCCTTTCTCCCTGCCCACGCCCAGGGAAATGTTTTGTCAACATGTTGCAGGCACACAATTACATCTACTTTTTATTTTTATTTTTGTTCCAGAATATTTATTGGTTTCCATGCGTGGGACGCTTTGCTAATGAAATGCACCTGGTAACTTGTGCCGCTTCGGGCCTCGCTTCTTTTTTTCAAAGAACCCCAGTGATTTACAATCTCTGGGATCACACCTCCTGCAATGTCCGACATTATCATAATAGCTGCATCCTGATACCGTTGTTCCGGTCATTGAAGCATGTTCACATTTCCGGCAATTTTCCTTAATTTTGTAGACTTCATTCTCACTAAGGAATTTCCACCTCTTTCTCCGTTGCCCTGTACTGTCAGTCTCAAATACTTCCATGACCCGCTGCATGTCAGTTCCTCGTTTTGTGGATTCGATGAACGCTCCCGTTTTAATGGCCTCTGTCGACCTGTGTGTGATTTTTCCCGGGTTAATTCCCTGCGCAACTGCTTCTGCAACTGTCATTCCGCTCCTCAGTCGGTTTGACAATGTTGATTGCGATATTCCAGTGCGGATGCAGATTTCTTTCTGCGTCAGCATCATTCCTTTGTATTCATATTTTCTTGGTTCTGTCATTTCCCGCTGCTCCCAAACCCACGGTCTCCCCGTTCGGTTTCTTCCAGCTCATCCACTTGTGTCAGGCTGAAGCTTCCGCAAGGCATGAATACGATCTGTACAATCTTGTCTCCCGCTTCGA